GTTTTTCTCAAAGATTATAGTGCTTGATGAGTAACACAATACTACCTTATCAGGGTTGAGCACTTGGAATGTTTAGTTTTTATTTTCTTTTATATTAATTATTGGTTATTGCCAATCCTACTGATTGGACTTCGAAAATACAAATCTAGGCATATGATTAATTCTTTGAACATCTATCGCATGATTTGCAAAGTGTTATCTTGTCTAAATCCTCTATGTCACAGATGGGTGGTGTTGGTGTTGGAGGCTTGTCCTTAAACATAGGATTGAGAGCCGCTATGGTGCCCCTGTAATCTAGTAGATGCATAGTCATTTCCACGATGACTCGGTGAGTGACCACATTCGTGCCAGAAGTTGCAGCGGTACCACATGACCCGCCCATGTATATACAACAAGGTGATAAACCAACTCCATCAACTGCTGTGCCAACGACAGTGGAGCTGCTGGTGTCTGAATTTAGTATATTGAATTCATTCTGCTTTGGTCCATCGCCACCGGCGATGGCCCAACTGGCATCATAAACCAAATTGTCGTAAATTCTAAACGGAACAGCTGCTTTCATTGTCATGACATCAGTGTCTGAATTGGTGTTTATAGTAGCAGCGTTACTGGCGGAGCAATTTGTAGTGTCGCTTCCGCCCCTCACAGCCGCAATAGCGAACAGACCACTGTTAGATGTGTTGGTCTGCTCTGGTGTGACAAAGACTTTGACAGAGGTGATAACTCGTCTAGTGTAATGTTTCATTATGTCTGAAGCATTGCTTCTACCTATCGTGGTGTCCCCCGGGACTATAGGGAGGAGACCAGAGTATAGGACATAACTGGTGGAGCCGCCTCTAGGTTGCCAGTACGCGATACCTAATGTACCAGGTGCTGTAGTAGCGGTGGCACCTCCTAACTATATCTGCTGGGTTATATGATATGACGAAATCAACTAAGTCGGATAAGGCTGCAATTGGTCTTGGGATTGGACCAAAAGCGTTGGACTTATACATGCCGGTATTAAGAGCCGGCATGTTGCCACCATAGCTAGTTGATGTTTGTAGTAGTTTGAACTTCCTGTTCTGTGATTTCTCCGTCTTCCTTTTCTGCTTTGGATTTGGAGGAGGAGCTAACACTGTCAGAACTTTTGTGAGGTTCTTGGTTAGACGATTCGATCTCGGTCCCTTTGTTCGCGGCATTGAAAATGTTACTAAAGGGATTTGTAAGTCCAGGTTTTAAAAATGGATTGAATTGATTGGGATGATAGGGCTTATTGGGATCGAAAGTTGGTGAAAAAGCTGGTGGAGGGGAAAAGTGAAAATGCACACCGCCAGACATTTCCTTCTTTTCAGTTGGCGGTGTTTTGAAGGCGTCTAAGTCCAGCTTAGTAGTATCTACATTTATAGTAGGCTGGAGTTTTTCGCCTGTGTTTTTATCCACTATCCAGTGTTTTAGTGGTGGAGCACTAGGAAGTGGAATAGCGGTCTTAGGGGTATCTACCCCAACAGAGAGACCATTGACTATTGCACTAACTGGGCTTGTTAGCTTTTTCTGGTTTTCGCACAAATAGGGTTTTAACGGATCTGTGGTGCCTGCAATGACACCAGAAATGTATTGTTTAAACAGTCCATAATCAAAGTCTGGCATGGACAGGTAGAATTCATTTTCCATCCATCCGCCGACATTCCTATTTGGGAATTGTACGTCTTTGGTATATTTTCCGAAATATGAGGCAATACCACGCATGTTAGGATTTAGATCCCGAAACAATGGGGTATTCATAGCAACTGCTTTACATATTTCTCCAATAACTGGGGTATTTTCGTCAGTTAATATATAACTAGCACACTTTTCAACGAGTTTTTGCATCGGAGTAATATTCCCAGGAATATTAGTTGTGGTGTGAAATTTGGCTAATTGACGACGTAAGTCACACATAGAATCAAGGTCCCCAGTCCAAATTGAGGGGGAATATATTCTTGCCAAAAAATTTACACCTCTATCTCCGATTTTAAAGACTTCTGACGTCAAAACTTGACCGCACTCTGCACACGCGGTCTCGTAAGTTGCTGGATTGGCGTCTGAAGTTAGACCATCATCTCCACCGTATATGCCTGGTGAATCCCAAGCATCATCGATGGACATCCCAGATTTTCTCTTCTCGTAGAAGGCCATAAATTTATTGTCGGTACTGTTCATGACAGCTGTTTCAAGTGAACCGGAGCCACGAATAACAGCCATGAAGAATGAGAGTCCAGAATTCGTATATGCATCATTATTTTGTTGTGCATCTATTAGTTCCAGAAGTTCTTCATGTGTTTCTCTAGCGAAATATGCCAACATGGCCATACGTTCCAAATCACGTAGGTCCTCATTGACATGACCATCCATTCTAGAGAGATCAGTAGAGACAACATTGAATTTTGCAGCCATGCAAATTTTCGACACTAATCCTGCTATTTCGAGTGGTGTCTTCGCAAAAGCGTACCACTCTTGATGAGCAATAACGTGTTCAGTAAATGCATAAATAAAGGCTGAATACTCAAGTTTGACCTTCCCATCATATGTAGTGATAATCCTTGGATCCTTGATCCCTTGATACGTTTCACGTTTAATAAAGATACCACATGCTTTCTTGATGGGGAGAGAGACTTGTTCCGCTGCTCTATGTAAAATAGATTGTTGACTAGCTCTCTTCTGCCTGTCATAAATTTCTTTATAACCGACAGGATAGCCAATGTGTTTATTCGGGACTAATTTGTCAACAAATTCCATAATACATTGTGTCATGAATGCTGATCTTGGTTTATTATGCTTACGCAATTCCAAGACACGTCCCTCAATCGCTCTGACCTCATTATTTTTACTAGAGGTAGGTGCATAACAATCAAGGATAAACGGATTCATGAATGGAGTAACAGTAGGTCTACCTTCGCCGGCCTGGTATGGCACGGTGTATTCATAGTTATAAACTGATGAATCGATTGGGTAGACAGTTGGGCCTCCCCAAGCAGATTTTGTGTTGTGGTAATCAACAAGTAAATATGCTTGGGTTTGATCCAACTTTATTTCGGAACAGATGGTTCGGAGTAAACCTGGTGTCATTTTGGTGACACTAACGTATGAAGCTGTGGCTATTGATTCATCCCATGCTATGGGAATAGTAGTCGAATAATAGTTCATAACCTTTCCAGTGGATATCTTCATACCAGATTTATCCATAATTTGCATACGAAGGAAATCTCCTGTTACACAAGACAAATATTGCAGTTCATGTCCTTCAGTGTGTAACCAGAAAAATCCATAGTAACGCTTGAGTGGTGAGAGTAATATAATGGAATGATGTTTATCCAATTCTTTCCTTTCAACGTTATAAATAACGTTATAATTAACCAATCCGAGGGCCCACCAAAGTTTAGTTTTACAGGACAAAACGTCGGTTGCATAGTTCCAAACTTTATGCTGATATTTTGCTCCTCCGCTAACCTTATAGTAGACCTCAGAATTCTCGTTGAAGGTAAAGTTATACTCACCAGAGTCCTCAGAAACTGAGGTTGGGGTGAAGGTGCTTATCAAATGGATGCTGTAATTATCAGTGATCATTTTCCTCATGTCTAAGTAATAATCGACGTCACTGTAATATAGCATATGATCGGACGTTGGTGCGAATTTTTCATATTCGACATTAACGTCTCGATCCCAAAAATAAGTTCTGCTCCCTTCACGATTCTTGTTGACGTCACTTTCACTTTTCTGCACAAAATAGGCCTTACGCCCAATTAATCTAGAGAATGAATCAGCAAAAGTTGATGCTGAATTTCGTTCCCTGGCAGCTGTAGGGTGAGAGTGGTTTTGAACATATCCGGCTTTAGGAATGGGGGTGCCGATAAATATCGATCTAATTTTCCTAGGAAAGGGGATCTGTTCAGATAATTTGACCATAGTGGAAATAATACTAGAATTAATATTGGTCCAATTATCATTTACCCAAGACATCGCCAGGTAAAGCGTGAAGGAACCTATGATTGACAATAGGATCCCAACACTCTTCTGTCGAAACGCAAACTCATCAGATATGATGCAATCCTGCATTTTTGACATGGGCGATGATATTGCACAGTAGTGACTTTCGTACACCGCTGGCAAGTTAAGGTAACTGACACGCAGTCTAGGCAGGTCAGGCAACAGGAATCTTGCAGAGTCCGGCACGTATGACACCATCGTTGGAAGGATGTAATCGAGTAATGCGAATACAACCATATCGAGTGTACACGTGAAGAAGTCATCGCAGATCATCAGTTAGAACCTATTAAGATTCGCAAGCTGAGTGAGGATGAAATAGGCAACCGTATAGACTACAATGTAGACTATAGTGTAAAAGCCTATTTTTATTTCTTATGAGTCCGGGCACTCACAAG